ATTTCGCCTCCATTATCTACATAATCGTAGATGTCACCCTCTCCGAATGTTCGGATCATCGGGTGCGCTTCTTGGATCGCTTTTAGCTTTTTTACTAGGTCGACTAGAGTCATCTTGTTTGCTTAAATATTCCTTGAGTTTTTTTTCATTCTTAGAATAAGCCATGTTTTAGAATGGTTTTTTATATCTGTTCCCTTGGTATCTTTCTGAATAAGGTCTGTAGTCTTCATAATCCCCACGGCCTAAATTGATAGCCACCTTATACTGATTGCTCACAGGCTGAATAGTGGTTACATCGCTGCCTGGATTCAAGTATTCAGGATAGAGTGTGTTGTTTGCAGTCAGGTAATTGATTGACCGTTCTGCGTACCATTCAGCATATCCCTTGTAGTATTGGCTGATGCTTTGAAGTTCTGCAAATGTAGGCTCTGTGATGTTCTCGCTCTTGCGTTTTACCACTCCTTTGTTTACGAACTTGTACTGCATCGCCATCGGCAACTCACCTAGCACATAATTAAAAAGGGTATCTGTTAGATAGCTATCTAGTAAAGTTTTATAGACTGCATTCCCTCCGCTAGTAATCGTACCCGCTAGGATCAAAGATAGGATCTTGTCATATAGCGCAGTCCCGCAGATAGGGTGAATATACCTGTCCTGCGTCATCTTAATTACTTGAGTGACATTCTTAAGGTCTATGTTAGCACTTGCTACCGTAAAGTCTTTGAAAGACTGCTCGGAAATCATTAATACATTTGCGCTCATCGGCTTGTTTTTTCTACTACTACATTACGTTTCCACTCGTGTCGGCAATACGGGGTTCTTACCTTTGTGTTTGGGTTAGTATACCAACCTCCGCAAAGCTGAAATACAGAGTAGCCTAATTGATTAGAAATATTTTGAATTTCTTCACGATTAAAAAGCATTTTACCATTAAATAGTTTTTCGCACAAAGGCCGAGATTTTGAGCCTGGAAGTAGTGCAGGTATGCCCGGTCTTTCTTCATAGCTGTATAGCACCTTAAAAGAAGTCACAGGGGTTAGCCTCTTGATTGCTGCCTGTCCCGTGCTAGTTATCTTGCGAGTGACTAGACCCGTTTGGCTAATCTTTTCCGTGATCACGTTATCGTCAATCAAAGTATTGATCCGCTCAATAACTGCGCTTTCTTCTATGCCTACTGCCTTGGCGATCTGTGGGATAGTTGCGTTTATATCCTTTTGGATTTCGCCTACAATCTTTCTTTGAATCTCATTCAATTGATACTCTGCAAATAGTTCTTGTTTTGTAAATTCGTCACCACTTGAAAAGGTCATCTTTGAAGTTTCAATAATTTTAAAACCGTCTTTGGATACCCCTTTGCCTTCAAATAGGCTGAGTATTTCATCGTCTTTTTGATTGTGGCTGCAAGATAAATGCAAGGTTTCTACTGTAGTCGGAGCAGGCTCATTTCCTATGTTCTCAGGAGTCACGATATCGTTCTTTGAAGGCAATCCAATCAAGCTGCGAAGTTCGTTTACATCCATGCTTTCCACTACCTTGGTAGCAATCAATGGCGATAGGCTATTCAAAGAGTTAATGATGTCCTGCGCTCCTGCTGTTTCTTTCTTTTCAATAGGTGCAAGCCCTAGCTTTTCTCGGATCTCGTCCTGCGTCATGTTAGCCGAAATTATNGCTTCGCTAAATTCAAAGCTNATTGGCTCGGTAGGTTTTAATTCAAGATCCGCTATAATATCGTTAAACTTAAAAAGGTAATTAACCGTTTCTTCAATCGCTCTTTGCTTTGCATTCACATAGGTGTTCTGGAATAGCTGGTAGGCATCCCGCATTTCGCTCCTGCCTCCTAGCTGCCCTTCAGTTTTGATGCCGAATAGCATAGGGCTAGTGATCTTGTGACCGCTGAAAATTTCAGTTTGTACCGTCAAGTTCAAAAGGTCAAAGTGCTTGTCTAATTCCGTGCCTGATAGGTCAATTATAGAAGGCTCGTTCTCCTTACTATCGTTAAACGCTAGCATGAATTTACCTGCGTTCTTACTTCCGCTAAATTTGTTTTGGAATTGTCGCTCTATTCTGTCTTCTTCCTCTTGACTTACCTTCCCTCCGTTTAAGTTAATCAGCTTACTAGAGAACATCCCGTTGTTAATCGTGTTCAAATGGTACTCACCTATGCTGATATCAAGTTCAATGTAGCTGATAGCCCCACGGTAATCAGGCAAAGAGTAGGTATTTACCCCTGCACGGTATTCTTTGAAGTAAAGTATCTGCGATCCCGTAGGATTGTTGGGATCAAATGCTGGGTAAGTCTCGTAGTCTGGCCGAGGGTTTACGTTATCGTTCTTCAGCCAGTTGTCAGATACATAAAACTCGCTATTATCTGCATTCGTTCTTACCTTATAATAGTCAACGTGATAGAGTTCTGCGATCTCGCCTGTGGCCTTTGTCCATATCACCTGTAGATAGTACCCCCCGAAGATAGTTAAGTCCGTCACGAGCTTATTAGTGACCTCATTTAGGCTTTCTTCCTTGGTGTTAACCTTATTAATCATGCCGTAGGCTTTTGCCTTCTGCATTTCATCTTCAGACTTAACTCCCCACCCATTACCACAAATGTAGTCTACCTTACCCGTCACGATTGCGTTATGCTTTGCGCTGTTATTGTAGATCCTCAGTAAGTAATTTGGGTAGTCATTCCGCTCACCATAAAAAATGTAGTCTTTCCCTTTTACTTCTTTGTAAATAGGCAAAGGCACATCGTCAAATTTTAGAAATTTTATCATGTTGTGGTATATGTTTTATAATTACCATTGTACCCGTTGTATCTCACCACTCCCGCAGTTGACAGATTAACTGCCGTCAATTCCATTTTGCCTGTGGCGATTACTGTACTACCGCTTCCCGATTGAGTTACGTTGTACCTCCAAAAGCCTACAGTACCCGTGGTAAAAGATGCTTCAGTAATGGCAAATTTTGAATAGCGTTCTTTGAATGGGCTAGTATCCGTTAGGGTCAAAGTCACTTGCTCCTTTGTTACCTCATGCTCAAATAAAAAGATATAGCTATTGCTACTCGTAAGTCGCTTATCAAATAAAGGTAAATAGATCACACTATTTGCACCCTTCGTAATTATCACCATAAACATAAATACAAAAAGACCCACCCATGTACACAAAAAAAACACCCCCTAAAAGGAGGTGCTTGTTCACATAAACATCAAACCAAAAATTTAAGTAATTGGAACAGTCGCTGTAACCTTTTGGCAAAGTTCTTTTTCATTGCCTGTGAAAGTCAAAGTGTACCCGCTTCGATCTCCAAATGCAGTACCTGTAGCACTTCCTCCGCCTGTCAAATCAAGACCGTTAGTGATTCCTAAGAACCATTTATCATCCTGCTGATCAGTTACGATTACTGCCAATCTATTTTTTGCAAGTAGCACGATTTCATTTCGTGTGTTGGTTTGCAATTTATTAAGTACAATCTCCAAAGTCTGAGTGTAGAAAACAGTTCCGTTTTGAACGTTTGTGTTCACAGCCTCAGCAAAGTTTGAAGATTCCTTTACCAATTCATACTTGTAGAAAACCTTTGTCGCGTCCATAGTTAAAACTGTAACTACTCCGGCAGCAATGGTCACCGTGGCAAGGTCTTCGTAAGGTGCAAAGAATACGTTCTTTATACCTCCAAGTGAGTCCTTACAATCTAGGGTGTACCCCTGTGTTAAAGCGCATGGCATATCTTTTCGAATTTAGAATTGTGAAGGGGTAAGGGTTATGACCTTACCCCGATTTTATTTATGCAGATGCTTTCTTCCAGAATACAACCTCATCAGGGAAGGCAACCTGTACACCGAATTTGAACTCTACTACGAATCTCATTTCGTCAGCCTCTTTTGCATAGAACAGTTCGAAGCGATCTTGCTCGTTCAAAAGGTCAGTTCCTATGTAAAGGTTAGACATTGAGCAAGCGAATAGGTAGTCAGTTCCGTTCAAACCATTTACACCGATCAACTTGATGTTTGTGCCCGGTACTACTAGTTCCATGTTCGCTGCATCTACAGGGTAGTGGAAAAGGTTAGAATCTCTCAAAGCAATCACATACTCTCTGAAAGTATCGTTACCGCAGAAGATAACTAGATCATCCTTGTCCAAAAGTGCAGCAGGAATAGCAGCAAAGATTTCGTCTACAGCCTGCTCAACATTTGCAGTTGTCAAGGTAGTCAAGTTGGAAGTGTTTCCCTTTACAGGATCACCCGCACCGCCGAAGCCTAGGTCATTGATCATAGAGGCAAGTCCATTGAACTTATTTAAGTTAGCGTTTCCACTTCCTGGATCACCTTGCCAAATTGCAGTCTCAAGAGCAGCACCAATCTTCTTAACCTTAAGTTCAGAATATTCTTGTGCGTAAGCCATGTAGTCATAACTAGAACCTTCACGCAAAGCCTTTTGAGTGTATTTTGCTTCGAATACTTTAGGGCAGATAGATTCTTGAATCTTGATCTTACCTACAATCAAAGTTCTTTGTGTGATTGTAGTGGTTCCAGAAGAAGAAAACCCGCAAGTACCACCAGTCTGAAATACCGCATCGGTAGCCATAATGTTGATAGTCTCTGCTGATTTGATACCCACTTGTACGTTACCGAATTGTTCGATAAGTCTAGCTGATTTTGCTGAGAAGATAGCAGCTGAAGTCAACTGCAATTCGTTCTCCTTTACATAGTTAGTTAATGCTGATAGGTCTAAGGCCATTGTCTTTTATTTTTTAAGTGTTGAAAATGCTTTTTGAAGGTTGTTAAAACGATCGTTACTTTCTTTTTTTAATTGCTTTGCAAATTGGTTGGGGGCTGTGATAGCTTTATCACTTGGTTCTTTTGCCAAAGACTCAAGAATCACTGCGGACATTTTTACCGCTTCCTTAACATCTTCTGCTTTGTCTTCCATTGCCTTCACCTTTGCGGTTAGTTCTTCTACCTTTTTTTCAAGGCCACCCAAAA